GATAAAGAATACTTTAATTTTAAGGAATGGATAACACATAAGAAAGGATATACTAATGTTAAGTTTCTTAAAAAAGTAGTTGAAGATAGATCTGTATCTCCATTGCAAATTAAACTACAAAGAAAAAATACAAAAGATAAATTAAAACAATACTTACTACATAATAAAAAAGAAGTATTATTTTTTAAGTTTATATATTGTTTAATACATAATGATGAAATAGTTTATGTAGGTAAAACAATTAATATACAAAGTAGAATATTAGAACATAAAAAAGATAGTACTAAAGTTTTTGATAGCTTTTCTGTAATATCTAAATTACCAAATGAAATACCAGATAACGAATTACTTGCTTTAGAAGAAAAGTACATAAAGTTATTAAAACCTAAATATAACATTATACACAATAAAGTATAAACAAATTTGCTTACATTTGTATTATGAAAGCTAAAACAAAATCACAACTAATAAAAGACTTAGATGTAGTATTTAGCAAGTATATTAGATACTCTAATGCTAAAAATGGATATTGCACCTGTATTACTTGTGATAGAAAATATGAAGTTAAGAAAATACACTGTGGCCATTTTATGAGTAGACAATATATGTCAACTAGATGGGATGAGAGAAATGTAGCACCACAATGTTATGGATGTAATGTAATGCAGCAAGGTAAACAATTCGAGTTTAGCTTAAAAATAGGAAAAGAACTATCAGAAGAATTATACTTAATTTCTAAACAAACTAAAAAATGGAGTTTAGATGAAATAAAAGATAAGATAGAACAATATAAAGACAAATTAAAAGAATTTTCTTAGTTTTCATAGTAATTTTTGTTTGAAATTGGGTAGCGTAACAGCTGCCCTTTTTTTTGCAATATGTTAAAATTTAGTTAAAATATTAATACTTAGTGTTGTATTAAAAAAATACTTGTATATTTGCTTTATAATTAAAAACAAATACTATGAAAGATTTAATCGATTACCAAAGATTTCAAGTAGAAGCACTACAAAGAAAAGTTTGCGAACTTGAAAGTAAATTAAATGAAGTAAAAACCTATGTGTTTGAACTTTGTGAAGATGATTGCCCATTAGAGTACAAAACAATTATTAAACAACAACTTTACGAAATTAGCAAGTAATGAAATTATTACACGAAAAACTAAGTAAAATCCAAGTAGAATTTAAATCGAACAAAAGTAAATTTAATTCATTTGGTAAGTACAATTTTAGAAGTGCAGAAGATATATTAGAAGCACTTAAACCATTTAATGAAAAGTATGGTGTATACTTTACTATTAAAGAATCTATACATTCTTATGGAATATTTCCTAATGATAGTGACCAAGTACCTGTAATTATAAGTACAGCTACTATACACGATATAGATGGTGTACAAGAGATTGAAGCTACTGCAATAGTAGGAGTAGATTTAGCTCAGAAAGGTATGCAAATACCACAAGCTTTTGGATCAGCTTCTAGTTATGGTAAAAAGTATGCTTTAGGCAACTTACTACTTATTGATGATACACAAGATGCAGACGCAACTAATACACACGGAAAAGAAAATAAACCAGAAGTTAAAGAAAAAGAGTTATCTTGGCTAAATAAAAATACACCTGAATTTACACAAGCTATTGAATATTTAAAAAAAGGTGGTAAATTAGCAGCAATAGAAACTAAATACAAATTATCAAAATCAGTAAAAGACGAACTATTAAAAATTAAATAACAATTAAATTAAATATTATGAGTACATTATTAAACATTGGAATTAAACAACAAGATGGAAGTTATAAAAACTATACTTTATCTTTAAATGACGAAACTAACGGATACGGACAAAACGTATCAGTATGGGAATCACAAACTAAAGAACAACAAGCTGCAAAAGAACAAAGAAACTTTGTAGGTAACGGAAAAGTAGTTTGGACTGATGGTAATGTTAAAGTAGCTGATAAAGTTGTAACTAATACAGAACACAACAACGCTAGAAACATTAAAGTAAATGGTGCTGAGGTAGTTGCTGATTTACCATTTTAATTTATCAAGGGTAGTGTAAAAGCTACCCTTTTTTTTAAACAAACAAAAAAACTATGTTAGCGAATTTATTAGATATACAAAAAAACATTTTAGATGTTAAATATGGTAGAGTTAAAGAAGGACTTAAAATTAACATACCAGAGTTTGACGAACATATTAGATTTAAACCAGCAAACTTTAACGTAATTATAGGACACGCAAACGTAGGAAAAACTACAGTTATACTTTACTTAATGACTATGTACACTATAAAGCATAATATTAAGTGGTTAATCTTTTCAAGTGAAAATACCTCAACTTCAGTAGCTAGAAAAATACTAGAATTTGCTAGAAATAAAGCAATACAGCAAATGACTGATGATGAAATAGAATTTGGTTTAAATTGGGTATTACAGCACTTTAAAATAATTGATGTAGATAAACTATATACTTACAAAGATTTGCTTAAAGAAGCTAAAGAAATACACGATGAATGGCACTACGATGCTTTGCTTATTGATCCTTATAACTCACTTGCAAAAGATAGAGATTTAATGAAGAATGTAGGTAGCCACGAATACGATTATCAAGTATCTAGCGAAATGCGTTTATTTTGTAAAGAAAATCAAATATCTATTTGGCTAAATACTCACGCTGTTACAGAAGCTTTAAGAAGAACACACCAAAAAGAACACGAATATAATGGTTTACCAGTTCCACCTAATATGGCTGATGTAGAAGGTGGTGGTAAATGGGGTAATAGAGCTGATGATGTATTTACTATTCATAGATATACACAGCATCCTACAGATTGGATGATTAGCGAAGTACACGTTAGAAAAGTTAAAGAAGTAGAAACAGGTGGTAGGCCTACTTCAATAGATGCACCTATTAAATTAAGAATGATGCCTAACAATATTGGCTTTACCTATGCAGGTGTAAACTTACTACAGGCAAAAAATATTAAAGGATTGGACTTTTAGTTATCTAGTTATTAAAAATAAATTAATACATTTGAACTATGGAAATAAATAAGATATATAATGAAGATAATTTAACTACTATGGCAAATATGCCAAATGATTTTGTAGATTTAATTATTACATCTCCACCTTATGAAGATATAAGCGGTGCTGGTTATGGTGCAAAAAGTAAAGATATTTTATTTTTAAAATTTTACTCAGATTATTTATCTAAATTATTTGATGAATATTATAGAATATTAAAGCCAACAGGTCAAATATTTTTTAATATTAAAAGTAAAACTTCAGATAAAACTTTAAGAACTCCACACTGGATTGAATTTTTAGAAAGTTTTGGAAAACTTAAATTTAAAAGTTATATTATTTGGAAATATAGCGGAAGTTTTGATAGCACAAATAAAAGGTTTCATTTAGATTATGAAATAATTTATCATTTATCTAAAACTGATGATATCTATTTAAATGAAAATTGTGGTTTACACGATCCATTAAGCTCAGTTTGGAATATACCACATAATATACCAAAAAATGAAAGGATACATCCAACACAAATGCCTGAAGCATTAGTTGAAAGGATATTAAAAGTAGCAAGTAAAAAAGATTATTTAATTTATGATAGTTTTATGGGTAGTGGAACTACAGCTATTGTTTGTGAAAAAAATAATCTAAATTGGATTGGTAGTGAATTAAATATAGATAACTATAATAAATCAATTCAAAGAATAAATAATTATAAAAATCAACAAAAATTATTCTAATGGAAAAAATAACAATTAAAAATCATTTAAACGATTTGCAATTAAGCACTAGCAGAATGTTAGTTTATCACTCTGATAATGCTGAACTATTAACCTACTTTAAAAATGTAACTTTTAAATTACAAATGATAGAGGAGTTAATTAATGCAGAAGATGGCTTAGATTTTGCAGTTATTGAAGAAGCATTTAAAACGATTTTAAAGCAAGATAATGAGTTAACTAATATAGAAATTAACATACAGGTTAAACCTGCTTTAAAAGAAATAAAAATAGGTAAAATAAAAGCTAAACTTTTCAATTATGATATTGCTTACTAGTTTATTAATATTTACTCTAATAACTTGGGCGGTTTACTCAGGTAAAGAGTTACAATTTGCAATTATACACGGCTTTATGATAGGTTGTTTATACGATGTAGATCAACAAGAAGAAGAAAATTACCACACTATACAGGTGTTACTAGGTATTTTATCAATTAATATTTTATGGGAATCTTAGAAAAAGTTGCAGAGTACCAAGATTACTTAGTTGAATTAGCTTCAGTATTTGACTCTGAATTTGCAGAAGATATTGTACAAGAATTTTATCTTTTGTTACATAAATACAAAGTAACAGAAGAACAAATGTTTACTAATGGTAAATTAAATAGAGGTTATTGCTTTATTATTATTAGAAACATACATTTTCAAATTTACAATGTAAAAAAACGAATAACTAAATGCGAACTAAATGAAGAAATTTACAATATGGTAGATGACTTTGATTTAGAAAAAGAGTTAGATTGGAACGAATTTAGAACTAAAGCAGAATCTGAGGTAAACAACTGGGATTGGTACGATAAAAAACTATTTTCTATTTATAGAGATTCTAATATTAGTATTAGAGGACTTGCAAAAGAAACAGGAATAAGCTTTGTAAGTATATTTCACTCACTAAAAAAGCATAAAGAAAAATTAAAAGAATTACTTAAAGAAGATTACGATAACTTAAAACTTTAAATTATGGGTAAATTATACAGTATAAAAGATAAAGAATACATAATATATCATTTGTTATTAGAAAACTATATTGGAGTTACTACTAATTTACAAAAAAGATTATATAAACACTCAAGTAAAAGTGGTTTTTGTATTGATAATGATAATGTAAATATTCTATATATTACAAATGATTTAAGAGAAGCAATTAATAAAGAATATGAGTTACAAAAAATTTATAATTGTAATATAGGAGTTAGAAATCAAAATGGAAATAAAAACCCTTTCGCAAAAGAAGTATTACATTTAGATACTGGTATTTATTTTGATACAATAAAAGAAGCTTGTGAAGCTTTTAATTACCCTTATTCTAGTGTAAGACATTTTATTAAAAACAATAATAATAAATATAAACTAATAAAAATTTAATTATGGCAAGAAAAAGAAAAGCTCAAGGATTGGGCGATACAGTAGAAAATGTTTTAGAATCTACAGGAGTTGCAAAAGTTGTTAAATCTGTTTTAGGAGAAAATTGTGGCTGTGAAGGTAGAAAAGAATTTTTAAATAAGATTTGGAGCTACAGAAAACCAAACTGCTTAAACGATGAAGATATAGAATTTTTACTACCTTACTTTCAGTTTAAAAAAGAAACTTTAACACCAAAAGAACAATGGAGAATTAAAGATATTTATAAAGCTGTATTTAATGAAGTAATACAGGATAGTAATTGTGCTAGTTGCTGGAGAGATACCTTGAACGATTTAAGAAAAGTTTACGAAACTCAACAGGATGCATAACTGGAATGAACAAGATCTATTTCTTTGGCTAAAAGAAAATATCTATAAGGACTTGGTTAAATCTAAAAACCAAATGAGCCGATGGGATTGCTATTCACCACAATTCAAACACAGAATAGAATTGAAGTGTAGAACTGCACACTACGATAATATGCTTTTAGAAAAGAAGAAATATGATGCTATGTTAGTAGAATGTGAAAAGCATTTAGATATTCCTATTTATGTTAATTCTACTCCAAGGGGTGTTTACTTTTGGAATTTACTAATGGTAAAACCTGATTGGGAAACTAACAACAAAAATCCTGCTTCTACACACTTTAGTTTACGATACAAAGTATCAAAAGAAGTAACTTATTTAAAAATACAACCTGAAAACATTTTAAAAGAAATATAAATGGAAAAACTTATTGGAATTTTATTTTTGATTTTGGCTGTAATTATATTAGTTCCTGCAGCTACTTTAATTTGGCTTATAGCTTTAGATGAATACAAAGAATTTAAAAAACAATTAAAAAATAAACTATGAATATAATACAACTAGAATATTTAAAATCAATTATCTTAGGGCAACTACTTTTAGAAGCTAACGATAATTTAAAAACAACTACACAATACAGACAAAGTTTAAAGAATAGAATTAACTCTTTAAATAAAGACCTTGAAAGTATAGTTAGTGAAGAATATGTTAAGATGCACAAATCAGAACCTGAAATGCTTTTAAACATAGAAAGAAAGATAGAAAGTTTAGTACACAAATTAGCAACTAAAACTATTGATGAATTAGTAATGTTAGAAGCTATTATAGAAAAGTACGAAACTAACAAAGAATGGTTTTTAGAATACGCTGAATCTGAATTTTTAAGAATAGAATAATGGCACAAGTAGATATGAGAGCAACACAGTTACATTACGAAAATAACAAAGGTTATGATGTAATAGATTTTATTAAAGATTATAACTTAAACTTCAATAGAGGTAATATAATTAAATACCTAGCAAGAGCTGGAAAGAAAGATAACGAACTACAAGATCTAAGAAAAGCATTAGATTACTTAGAAAGAGAAATAGACCACTACGAAAGATTACAAGCTGAATGGATTGAAAACAATAAATAATTTATACTATGCCAATACCAACACCACAACCAGAAGAAAAAGAAAATGAATTTATACAAAGATGTATGATTGATGATATAATGGTAGAAGAATACCCAGATAAAGATCAAAGATACAGTATTTGTATAGCACAAATTAAGGGAAGCAAATAGCTTCCTTTTTTTTTGTTAAATATTTGTTAAAAAGTTTTGTAGTTAAAATAGAAGTTTTATATTTGTATATAATTTAAAAACAAACACTATGAACAAACAAGAAATTATTACAAAACTAGAAAAATTATTAGCTTTATCAGAAGCTAGAGAAGATGTTTACTTGGTAGCTAATTTAATGGATATTATAGCTGCTTTAAGCAAAGAATTTGATTTAAGTGATATGTATGCACAAGAAATTAGAAACGCTTTGCAAATGGACGAAACAGAACAATTATTGAATAACATTAAAATAAGATAATATGATAACTACATTTGATGGCAAAGTTTGGGATAAAGAAGAAATATTAGATAATATGTACGATGATAGTTTTTACTATGGTTACTTAGGGCAAAACGCTTTAAGTAGTTCAAGTATTAAAACTTTGTTATCTTCACCTAAAACTTATTACTTTACAACTAAATATGGCTCAGGTGAAACACAAGCTTTAAGAGATGGTAAACTATTCCACACAATGGTATTAGAACCAAATAAATTAGATGATATGGTTTTCGTAGAAGCTGCAACAAAAGCAAGTAAAGAATATAAACTAGCAAAAGAAACAGGAAAAGAAGTTTACACTAATAGTGAACTAAAAGCAGCAGAAAGATTAACAGACGCTTTGTTTAGAAATGAAGCAGTAAAAGAATACTTGACTAAAGCAGAATTTGAAGTACCACAAATAGCTATGATAGATGGTATACCAATTAGAGCAAAAGCAGATATAATACAAGGTAATACTATTATAGATTTAAAAACTACTACAGGTATAAAAGATTTTAGATACTCAGCAGATAAATATAGTTACGATTTACAAGCTTGGCTGTATAGAGAAATGTTTGGTGTAGATAACTTTGTATTTATTGCAATAGACAAAGGTAGTTTAGATATAGCTATATTTGAATGTAGTGATGAATTTTACGCTAAAGGAGAAGAAAAGTTTAAGCAAGGTATTAGCAACTATAAATACTTCTTTCAAACTGAAGGAGTAGACCTGGACCAATATGTACTAAGAGGAATATTATAATGGATAAAGAAAGAATAGAAGAACACTTTAAAATAGCTTTGTATGAACTTGAAAACGGATCTACAATAGATGAACTAAGAGAAATTATTACAGAGTATGAAGCTGTAGAAGATTACGAAGTTTGTGCTGGTATTTACAGAGCTATTGAAATGGTATCTTTTATAACTTTAACTGTATTTGCAAAACAATTAGGAAGTAAAATAAGATTAAAATTTAAGAAATGATTAAAGAAGAAATAAAAACTAAGATATTAAATACAATACAAAAAGTAACAGGAGTAGA